GCTCTTCTACATCTCTAATTAATAAATCTGGAACACCAAATTTTTTAGCTAAATGGGCAGCAGTCTCCTCTGAATTAATTAATAAATTAACTATCTCAGGACCGAATCGTGCTTGAATTAATTCTAGCCATCTTGCTATAGCTGTTATATCTGCGTTTGCTTGAGACTGAGCCAACGGAGAAACAGAACGAACTTTAATTTGACGACCATTTAAAGTTGGCAATTCTATTCTTCCTTGCTTTTTTAAGATATAAACAACTCTTTGCAATACTGGTTGAACCATTTCAGCTTGCAATCTGCCAAAAGCAGAGCCTATTCTTCTACTTAAATCTGCCATTCTTTCAGCTACCTCAGTAGCACTTGCTGGTGTTCGGTCTGGATTACCCAGCATATCATTGTACAAAGCTCTTTTAATATTATTCCTCATATCTTGAAGAATAAAATTTCCAAAGTCCATAGACCCAGCTTGTCTTATAGGCTGTAGACCTTGAGAGTTAGGAGCTTTAGGTATGACAGTTCCAGGGACTAAGTTGATAGTATCTGGATTAATAACTCCATCATCATCCATTTGATAGATGCCAGAGATAGACATAGCAGCATTCTCAAGAATATATTGTATTGTTAAGTTGGTAGTCTTAATAGCACTTAAAGCATTCATAAGTGGACCTCGACCATAGACCTCACCACTACATTTACCCCAACGAAAACAAATATAAGGATTGCTTCCGCTACCAGTTAAATCTTCTGCTTTTAAAACAGCTTTGTGAGCCACCTCTATAATCACAGAATAAAAAGCATCTTCGTTTGGTTTTAAATAATTTTTACAAACAACCTCTAAGACTTTTGTCTTCTGGTCTGGATTCCCTTGCATTGCATTAGCAAGCTCTTGAGGGAATACAGCATCAGGAAAAAGAATAGGAAGCTCTGAATATCTAATATTTCTTTCTCTAAACACATGGTCTATTTTATCATCAGGTCCGACATCTAATACAGTATGAGGTAAAGGGATAGCAGAAAAGCTAATAGGATTAATAGCATCACCTTCAGCAACATGAATAACGCCAGTACCAATAGCCAAATCCATAAATGATTCGTGAATCTCTTGGGAAAAGTTTGAGTTCTGTAATATCTCAAAAACATAATCCGTAACAATATCAAGCTCATTATTGATTTCATCTTTTTCTTCTTTAGGAACTTCTGACCCAGCAGTAAAGTCAGCCCACCTAGCAAAGTTAGGAACTAATCCTTGCTGAAGCCTTGAAGCAAATTCTTGCACCCCAACAACAGCAGTTTCATCAAATATCTTTTCATCTCTTCTTTCGCCTACAGTTTTTGATTTAAAAGTTTCACGCATAGGCATAGCGTATTCATAGCATTCATCAAAGATATCTTCAAAAGACTGACGTATAGTTTTAGCTTTTTCAAACTTCTTAATATAAAACTCAGCTAGTTTTTCAGGTGTGTCAGGTATATTTGGCAACATAATTAAACACTTCTCTTAACAAGACCAGTTTGCGTTAATTCTTTTCCTTTATTCAAATAACCAACTTTACCACTTCCACTCATTAAGCTTCCACGACCTCGAACTTTTCTGTAAACAATCCCACCAGAAGGATATAAAGAATCTGTCGCAACAACGCTTTTTTGTTGAGCTTCTTTTTCAAGGGCTTTTTGCTGCCTATCTATTTTCTTTTGTTCTTCTTCTTTCTTTGCAGCTTCCGTTTCTTCTTTAACATCCTGTCTAGGTTCAGGAGTAGGGCTGCCACCACCACCAAAGCACATATTAAATCTCCTTATAATCTATTCCAAAAACTACCAACACTTCTACTAATACTAGGTCTTTTAAATAAATCAAAGCCTTTTCTTGCGTTGAACGCTTTGACTGGCTTTTGACCAGCCATTAAACTTCTACCTTCTCCAGCTCCTAACATCAAGTATTGAAGAGCATCATGCACATGAGAATACATATTTTTCTCAGGTTTGTTATCATATCTTTCCCCTGATACTTGCATTCTTCTATAGCAGTAGCCTCCTTGAAATCCCTTGATAAGTTGAGGGCATCTTCTGTCAATCATAAAAGCTGGCTTACCATCTGACATCTTAGTTAGTTGAGAAGAAACAGATTCAAGTCTTAGGTCTACGCTGTTACTTGGAGCTGGCACAGCTTTTAATCCAGCACCTCTCATAATCTGAAACGGAGTTGACTCATCTGTTTGCGCTCTGAAATCTCCAGCTGGGTCGCCATAAATATGAACATCAAGACCACCAAACCTAGTGGCTATCTCTTGTCGAAGGAGTTCAGCAAACCTAACAATCCCCATATCAACAGCTACGATTTCAGATTGGATTAACCACCGACCTCGAACCTTTTGACCAAATACAGCAGAAGGAGTAAGACCAAAGTCAACACCAATGTAAAGAGGAACGCCCACAGCAATAGGTATTTCTTCTTCAGCTAGGTGAGTCTCCCCAACAAAATCAGGATAGACTGGTTTGCCTTCTTGAATAGTTCCAAGCCTATTCATTACATACACATCTATCCAGCTTTTTGTTTTACCATTAATAATATTAGGATAATAGCTACCAAGGATATTCGTTTTGTTTTCTGCTTTGGGGTTGAGAAGGTAGCCAGTAATGTCTCCTTTTTCATCTCTTTGTTCCTCCATAGCTGATGGCTGCTTAAAAAATTTCCAGTTGTCAGGCTTTACTAACATAGTCGCTTGCTCTCTTGGGATATGGTCTGGTATCGGAACTTCTCCAGCCATAATAGCCCACCAATGGTCTTCCTCTGGTGCGTTAGTATCACAGATAACACCTGACCAACTAGCACCACCTTCCCTCATACTTGGGAATCTACCGACACGCATAGTACACGCATCAATAATACTCTTCGGAATCTCTCTAGCTTCGTTGACCCATATCCCAGTTAGTTCCAGAGAAAGAAGTTTCTTTACATCTTCTGGTCTATCTAGTGCTAAAAAAATTACTTCCAGGTCAAGGTCATTTACTTTTATGTGGTGAGTGTAAGGGACTGACCAATGAAAGTTTCCCCAGTCTGATTCTGGAAACCAATCAAGCCAAGTCTTAATAGTAGTAGTTCTTAACTGAGGATTGGTGTTTCTAATAACACACCACCTCGACCTTCGAACTCCATCTGAATTCGGCTTCTGCTCTAAGGCTCTTCTAAATACCTCAACACAACAACCAACAGATTTACCAGAACCAACTGGACCTCTAACACCACGAAAGAAACTATTGTCTTTCATAAAAGTCTTGAGGACTTCTCCGTCTGGTTTGTATTTAAAATTCATTTATTAGCTATGTCATAATCTGTCGCTACCTTCTTCCATCTCTCAAGAGTATCAGGAAGTTGAGCAGCAATAAATTTATCAGCCTCATAGTCAGTAATAAAATCTTTTGGATAGTATTTAAGATGCACTTGCTTAACAACTACTCTCAACATCTGCCTCTCAACAGGAGACAGCTTATGCTCATAAGACATTACTTCTTCTTTCTTGAGGATGCTTTCTTCTTTGTGGGGGAAGGAGTCTTCTTAGGTGGGCGACCCTTAGTAGTTCCATACGTTCCTTTTCCTTGAGGCATAGCTTGTTCCTTTCTTTGTAGTAAATTAGCCATTAACACAGCAACACGCATAATCAGTTCCTTTAGTTTAATGTAATATTTCATAGAGCTTTTTTCTCCTAAAATGTTAGTGGTAGACCTATTGCATAAGAGTTGCTTCTGGTTTTTGGGCTACCCTACTATGTCAGGTCTATACTGACTGTTATGTTCCCCAAATGGCTATGCATAACCTTATCTACTGCTTTGTAACCAGCACGGTCTAGTATGTCTTGGCTAGCTTGCAAGCTCACGTACTCTGATTTAGCATTGTCACTTAGTTGTACTATCTTTGTTAGGGCTTTCGTAGCATTCATGCCTATCTGTTCTGTTACTGCTTGCATCATATACTGTTGCACATGGGGTAACTTCATAGTCTTACTGGCTGTCACTCTACCCGATTCACCTTTGCTATATCCCGCTATCTCACTTGCTTCTTTAAGGCTGACTCCCTTTGCTACCAACGTATCAACTAACTTCTTCTGCTTTGGTGTAAGCCTGTTCATCTTGTCTAAGTCCATGCCGAACATTCTGCACCTTTCCTCCACACCTTGTCAATAGATTAATTACCAAAATCACGAAAAAGGCACATGGTAATGGCATCTTCCAATGTAATATTAGGTATATGTCCTTCCTATTTTCTTAATGAAATCGGCAACCATTATACCCAATCAACCGAATTCGTGAACTAGCCTAGCTCTTGGCATCTTCTTCCCCAACTACCTGATACTGTTGCTCTTGGCATAAAGACCTGTCCGAATCGGGATTGATTGTGTGTTGCCTTGGTAGATTTAATTAAGAAAATAGAAAGGAATATAATTATGTCTAATATTACATTGAAAGAAGCAATTACTAGAATCAAATCACATAATACTTTAGAAAATGATAGTAAGTGGTTAATAGAAAAATTGTATCAAACAGTTGAAAATCAGACCAAGTATAAAGCTAAGTGGTTAAGTACTTGTGAAGCTCAGTATATTGGTCAAAGAGAGTTGGTGAAAGCTAACGGAGGAATGACCAACCCAGACTATGAGAAAGCACTTGTGAATAAGAGATTGGCTATGCAGGGCTTTAAGGAGTTGATTGAACTAAGAGATGAGTTTGATAAGCACAGAACTCCAGAACTTGCTCAAAGAGTTAAGCACGAACCAATCACATTAAAGGAAAGCGATAAAGA